CGTTACCTAACTCAACTGCAGTAAATGCTAGAGTAAGATTAACTTGCATTAAGGACGATGGTACTAACTCAACTTACAAAGCTGAGACTTTATCAACTCCTATTGCAACAATAGCGTAATAATTAATCAGTGGCTCCTTCGGGAGCCACATAAAAGTTAAAGGAGAAAATTATGGCAGGCGGAGGATCGTTTTCAAGTGACCAAAGTTCCACAAGAATAGCTTCAACTGGACAAGTTAAAACTGTTTCTGGTGGATCAACAAATTTAGGTCCTTGTAGAATTACGTACATACAAGCAAAAGGCTCAGGAGCATTTACAACTGACGCTTCTCTTATTCTAAGAGATAGTGTTGGTGCTGGTGGAGAAATATTATTTGAAGGGCATTGTAAACAAGAAGGTCTTGATATTTATTTACCAGGTAATGGCATAAGATTTAGAACTGCAGTTCATGCAACTTTGTCTAACACTGCTTCTGTTACTTTAATTTATACTTAATCATAGTGTGGTATTCTAATGAGTTATTTGAATGCAAACATACCTTTAGAATACGCACAAATTAGGAGAGAGTATTTATATGATCTCAAAAAACACCATGGAGAAGTTGAAGACTGTATTATCTTTGGCATTACATCGCTTACAGGGAGGTCTATACTCTTTCATGCAATTATGGAAAATGGTGCAGTCTACTATCGTCTCCCGATTAGTGCATTTATACAAAGAGGTTTTGATCCAGAGAAAGTTCCTAAACGTAGACTTGATGAGTTGGAACTATGGAATAGTTTTAGTTATTATCCTGCTATTACTACTTGGGATATCTTAGGCGGAGTATCAGGTAAATATTGGGGAAAGGATAAAAAATGGCATCCTGGAAAATATCTTTTTACCATAGATTGGGGTCATCCAGATGCTAACGTTCTTGACTCTGATCATTCAGAAATTCCACAAGAACATAAGTGTGCACATATAATTGCTTTGAAAGATGGTAATTATGCTGCACAGCCTAACAATCGTATCCTTTGGGATCTACCATCATTTACTGTTAAAAATGATGTCCCAGATTGGAAGGTTCAAACAACCGAATGGAATGCAGAGGATACAAGTAAATGGATAACAGAAGATTCTGATAGATTCTTCTATAACATTGAGGAGATAAAAGATGATGATAGCAATTAAAAGATTCTTTAGAAAAATTTCTAACTGGATCACAGACCAATATAAAAAAATAGGTAAGTAATCATGAAAACTTGTAAGAAGTGCGGTCATCTGTGCCATTGCACAGAGGATCAACACCAAGGGTGTGAGTGTACAGACTGTAGGTGTAGTCATGCACCATCAGAGGGTGTTATAATTGATGACAGTAATGAATGCGAGTCATGTCAATGATTAGGGTAAGTTATGAAATACAGAACCTTAAAAAAATTGAGAGTTTTAAAACTTGCACGAAAAGAAGCAGCAAGAAGGCTTAAGATTATGAACTGGATGATATTTGTATTATGTTTAATAATAATTTTTGTAGGATTAACTAATGGCTAAAAAACCAAAAAGCAAATTAGAATGGTTTAAAAAAAATATAGTTATTGTACCTGTTGTAGGTGCAATTTTAGCAGGGACATTTACATCTGTAAGATATGTAATATCTATGACAGACACTATTCAGGTTAACAAAGAAATACTTGAAACGGTGACTAGAGATTTAGAAATACAAAAAGAAATGGTAAATGATATCAAACAAAGATTAGCTAGAGCTGAGGCTACTTGGGATATGGCTGAAAATATTTTTCAACAATTAGCAGATCAGGTGAGGCGACATGAATACGATATTAAAGATCTTAGCCGTTAGTGTCTTCTTTGCATTGTTTTCTACAACGGTGCAGGCACGTAATGAATATCTCAATGATGGCACAAACACTTGTGATCAAGGTAGTTGGGAAGCTTATACAGAAATAAGACAAAATGAATATAAAAGCGGAAATAATGATGAATATCAAAATCAAACAATAGGTTGGAGATTTAGAAAATCTATTGGTGATGCATGTTCTGATGAATTTATTGCTGAACAACATTTAAAACAAAAACTTAAAACCCAACTTGAACTAGTAAAAGAGTGTAAGCGGGTGCCTAGAATTAGCCCACCACCTGTAGAATTTGCTGAATTGATAAATATGTGTATGAAATTAGGCGTTATGTCTACTGCTAGTTTTGAGGATAGACCAGATGATAGCATTAGTTACTGGACTGTGTTAAAAGAAGATTGGAAAAAGGAGAATCCAGATAAACCAATATTTGAATCAAAATGAGTAAACCTTTAAAAATATCAGAACAAGCTGCAGTACAAATGCCTATGAAAACTGTTGCAAGTTTAATTTGCATGGTAGCTTTAGGAACTTGGGCTTACTTTGGTCTACATGAATCTCTTAATGCAACTAAAACTAAGGTTGAATTAATGGAGAAGGATCTTGAACAGAATACTGAATTTAGGATAAAATACCCTAGAGGACAGTTAGGTAAATCATCTGGAGAAGCAGAGCTTTACATGCTAGTAGAGGATTTATATAAGTCTGTAGATCGTTTGAATAAAGCTATCGAGGATGGAATGCACAACAAAGTAAATATAGAATTTTTAACAAAACAAATGAACAAAGCTTTATCTGATATTGAAAAATTAAAAGATAAACAAAGAACATTTGCAAATGGGAAAGGAGCATACTAATGGCTAAACTATGTCCAAGAGGAAAAGCAGCTGCAAAGCGTAAATTTAAAGTTTACCCTTCTGCGTACGCAAACATGTACGCGTCTGCAGTTTGTTCAGGCAAAATCACACCAGGAGGAAAGAAAAATAAAAAAAATAAAGGTGGTATGATAATGTTTGATATGACTAAATCAGTAGAGGTTTAATGGCAAAAAAAGGATTAAGGGCTTGGGTTAAAGAGAACTGGGTTGATATAGCAAACCGCAGACCAGACGGATCATTTCCAAAATGTGGTAGAAGCGGTGGAGAAAAAAGAAAAAATTACCCTAAATGTGTTCCAATAGCTAAAGCGAGAGCAATGTCAAAAGGTCAAAGAAGATCTGCAGTCGCTAGAAAACAAGCTGCAGCAAATGTTGGTCCAAAACCAACTAATGTTAAAACAATTTTAAAAAAATCAGTTGGCGGATATATTGGTAGTTATATTAAATCAGAGATTGATGGTAAAAAAATTTCAAATAAAAGTTATGAAAAATATTATAAAGGGATGATCTAATGAATGATTATTACAAAGACTTAATATTACCAAAGAAAAAACCATCTGATATATTAAGAAAAAGAAAAATTCAAAATTACCAAAAAATAAAACCATTTCTTGAACTTCCAACACAAATGTACGTTGAAGATGTAATGAAATTAAGTAAAGGCACAATGCCAGCTAGAAATAAAAAAAATTTTAGACCTACTAAGAAAGGGGCTGGTATGACAGAAGCTGGAGTTAAAGCTTACAGAAGACTTAATCCAGGATCTAAACTTAAAACAGCAGTAACAGGTAAAGTAAAACCAGGATCAAAAGATGCAAAAAGAAGAAAATCTTATTGTGCTAGATCTTTAGGTCAATTAAAAAGAGCTTCGGCAAAAACAAGAAATGATCCTAACTCAAGAATAAGACAAGCAAGAAGAAGATGGAAGTGTTAAATGGTTGAAACAGTAGTTGCATTATTGATGTTTATAAACGGTGAAATTAAAGAACACCGTATACAAGAAAATATGGCTGTCTGCTTACGTGGTAAGAGAGTTGCAGAAAGAGATTATAATCCAAGTGTAAGTTACAAATGTATCAAAGCTAACGCTGAAACTGAAATATACATGGGTCAAAAAAGCATTAAAAAAATTATATTAGATTAATGGCTATATACGCAGATTGTCAAAGTAAAAGAGAAGCTAGATTAAGATGGCGAAAAAGCCCTAAAGGAAAAGCATGGGATCAAGCGTACTATCAAAGACCTTATGTTAAGGCTAGACGTTTAAAAAAGTATTTAGAAAATAAAGCTAGATTAGAAAAATAAAATTTGTTATACGCTTTTTATGGCTAAAGTCATATTTAAGTGTTTTTTAAAAGAAGTCAAAGACAAATTTCCAATACAAAAAATATCAAGTAAAGACTTCAAATGGTTTGATAGAATGAATAAATTTTATCAAGATAATCCAAGGAAAGTTCAAACTAATAAATGTCCAGGTATTTTGAGCACTTTGCAAACAGGATGGATTCAAAAAACTTATCAACCAATTACAATAACAACTAATGGTGACAAAAAAACTTTTAGTTGGCACACACCTTACAATCAAAAAAAAGGTGAAAACGGATTTTTAATAGACAATTATGTTTCAAGTCATGAATATGATCAGTTAGCAAAATTTAAAAATTTAGGTGATAGTGTCTTAGATACAGTAATTAAAATACAATCACCATGGAGAGTAATAATACCTAAAGATTATTATTTGTTATCCACTGCAATACCTTATAACGATGATGTAAATTTTACCGCAGCCACAGGATTATTAATGGGTGAAAACTTTTTAAATGTGCAGCTTTTTTGGCATAAATTAAAGGGTGATTATACTATACCATCAGGAACTCCTTTATGTTATTATCTCTTAATCAAAAAAGAAAAGTTTGATAGTGAAATAAGTATGTTGAATAATGAAGAAATTGATATTATAAAACAGGATCAAATAAATTTTTTTAACAAAAAATTAAAATCATAATGCAATTAACAAGAAATTTTTCTCTATCAGAATTAACTAAAAGCGACACGGCTATTAGAAAAGGTATTGATAATAATCCTAACGCCGAACAAGTTGATAAATTAAAATTACTTTGTGAAAATATATTACAACCTGTAAGAGATCATTTTGGTAGAGTTAAAGTAACCTCAGGCTATCGTTCCCCTGAGCTGTGTGTAGCAATCGGCAGCTCCGTTAATTCACAACATGCAAAAGCAGAGGCTTGTGACTTTGAAGTTATAGGTGTATCAAATGCAGAACTGAGTGATTGGATTTTTAATAATTTACAACCAGATCAATTGATTTTAGAATTTTGGAATCCAGGAGAAAAAAATAGTGGTTGGGTTCACTGTAGTTATGTTGAAGACTCTCCAAGAAAACAATATTTAAGAGCTTATAGAAAAGACGGAAAAGTAAAATACGAACCAATTTTAGGAAACGCTACATCTATTTTTTAATGTACCTAAAAGATAAAGTTTTTGATCCCTTATTAATAGTTTATTTAAATGATTTTATTTTAAAAAGTAAAATGAATTTACAATGCAGTGATGAAGGTGATGGTAGTCAATTTTTACAGACAAATTTTAGTTTAGAAGATCCTCTGATTCAATATTTAGCTATTAAAATTTTTAATTCATTCGATGAAAAAATAAAAAATAAAAGTGTAAGAAGAGCTTATGCAAATATACAATTTGCAGGAATGGACGGGTGTTTTCATAAAGATGATGGAGATTATACTGGATTGTTGATGGTTTCGAAAACTTTAGATAAAGGTGATGGATGTTTTGTTACTGAAAAAGAAAGTGTTGATTTTGTCAGTAATAGAGTTATAGTATTTAATGCAAAGGAGAAACATAAAGGTAATGCACCAAAAGATAATTCTAAAGGACCTAGGATTACATTAGCTTTTAAAACTACAAATGGCGATTAGCAGATCACAAATACCAAAAGAAATTGAGGGCAAATTAAGAGGAGCAAGAGACGAAAAGAAAAAAATTAAAACTTATAAAGGAGGCGGAATGAAAAACGGAAGATTGAAGAAAGTAGCTTCAGCATTAAACAAAGCTTCTAAACTTCACAAGAAACAATCTAAAATTATAAAGAAGCATATCAAGGAGATGAAACGTGGCAGATCCTAAATTAGGCACTGGTAAAAAACCAAAAGGTTCTGATAGAAGATTATATACAGACGAAAATCCTAAAGATACAGTCAAAATTAAGTTTGCAACACCAGCAGATGCAAGGGCCACCGTGGCTAAAGTCAAAAGAGTAAACAAACCTTTTGCTAGAAAAATACAAATTTTAACAGTTATGGAGCAACGTGCTAAGGTTATGGGTAAAACTCAGGTGGTTAATATTGCAAAAAAAGGTAAAGAATCCATACGCAAAAATCGTAAGGTCTAGAACATTTAAATCCAAAGTGATACAATCAAGTAAGTTGTACAACCGCAAAAAGGAGAAATATGCTCTCAAAGCGGCCGCAAAAGAGGATTTAAATGAGTGATTATAAAAACCCTAAACAAAAAACTAAAGGTAAATTTAAAATAGATTTATTTAGAATTGAATCTCAACCTTATAAACCAGGTGATGAAATTTTAGGTCCAAAAAGATCTAAAGCTTATTTTGATCCAAATTTATCTTATAGTAGAATTTATAAAAAGGGTGTGGAAATTGACATGGGTATAAGCAAAAAAGGACATGCTGGTTTCCGTATAAAGAAAACATTTTAAATATGCCAGGACCATTTATAGGAGTAGCTTTTAAATTAGGACAACCGATTGTTAAAGGTGCATCAAAAAAATTTATGAAAATATTTAAAAAAGAATATAATGAAAACAGAGCTGCAGGATTAAGTTCTACATCTGCTCATAGAGAAGCATCTCAATCTACGAATAAAATTTTGAAGGAGTTTAAATAATGGCTACATCAGGATCAACAAGTTTTAACTTAAACATAGATGAAATCATAGAAGAAGCTTACGAAAGATGTGGCGGTCTAAGAGGAATGTCTGGATATGATCTTAAAACTGCAAGAAGATCTTTAAATTTGTTATTTGCAGATTGGGGCAACAGAGGTATTCATTTATGGAAAGTTGAATTAAATGAACAAACATTAACTGCAGGAACTGAGACATATACTGTGCCTACAAATGTTAATGATGTTTTAGAGGCCTACATATCTACAACAGCCACTGCTTCTAATACTGCAAACACTCAAGATGTGGCTTTAACTAAAATTGACAGGTCAACTTATTCTGCTTTACCTAATAAGTACGCTACTGGACAACCTTCACAATATTATGTTGACAGACAAACTACACCAAAAATTAGTTTATATTTAGCACCTGACGCTTCTACTTACACAGTTTTAAAATTTTATTCAATAAATAGAATTGAAGATGCTACAGCTTATTATGATCAACAAGCAGATGTTGTTTACAGATTTTTACCATGTATGTGTGCTGGATTAGCATATTATTTATCTATGAAAAAAGTTCCAGACATGACAGATAAAATGAAATTAATATATGAGGATGAATTAAAAAGGGCTTTGGAAGAAGATGGTCAAAGGGCTTCAACATTTGTTACGCCACAATCTTATTTTCCAAATGTAAGTTAATATGGCAAAATACGCATCAGGTAGAAGATCATTAGCTATATCAGATAGAAGTGGTATGGCTTTTCCTTATTCTGAAATGGTTACAGAATGGAATGGATCTTTTGTTCACATATCAGAGTACGAACCTAAGCAACCACAAATCAGAAGAAAAAGAGTTGTTGCAGATGCTATCGCTTTACAAAAAGTTAGACCACAAAGATTTCAACAACCACAAGAAATGAAAGTATTAAATCCAACTTTTGCAGCTAATGATAATACGATTGTATCATCTGGTGGTGAGAGTGTTGGTATTGCTGATTTGAGTTTACCTGGAATGTTTGCTTTCAGCACTTTTTCTAATATTACCACTAACGATGGTATAACAACTTCTATTCAATCAATGGTTCCTAGGGATCCTTCTTTACAAAACGCTAGAAGACAGCTTCGTATGGGATTAGGACCAGTAACAGTGAGTATAACATAATGGCAATTACACATTCAGCATTTTTAACTCAAGTTAGAAACTATACAGAAACAGATAGCAATGTTTTAACAGATACTATTTTAGACCAATTCATTAGAAACGTTGAATTAGAGATAGCTGGGCAAGTTGATTATGATGATTTAAGAAAATATGCAACGTCATCAACAACTGCTAGTAATCGATATGTGAGTTTACCTTCAGATCTTCTGATTTTAAGATCAGTCCAAGTTATTACATCTAATGTTAGAGATTTTTTAGAAAAGAGAGATACTAGTTTTATTGCTGAGTTTAGTCCGAATAACACAACTACAGGATTACCTAAATATTTCGCTAATTGGGACGAAGTTCATATTTTATTAGCTCCCACTCCTGATCAAGCATACGATATACAAATAAATTACATTAAAGACCCACCTCATTTTGATAGTTCTACTAACACCTATCTATCAACTCACCATGAGAACCTACTTCTCTACGGAGTGTTAAAAGAAGCTTTCGGATACCTAAAAGGACCTGATGATCTATACAAAATCTATTCTGGAAGGTATAATGAAAGTATTCAAGCTTTTGGTCTACAACAAATGGGTAGACGAAGAAGAGGAGAATACGATAGTGGAGTTCCTCGAATAAAAATACCTTCACCATCACCATAATTAATTAAGGAGATATTAAAATGGCAATAACAAGTAACGCAATATGCAACTCTTTTAAAAAAGAACTTTTAGAAGCGAAGCATAACTTTAGCAATCCAGGTGGTAATTCATTCAAGTTAGCAATGTATACATCTGCGGCTGTTATCGGAAAATCTACAACATCGTTTTTAACAACTGGTCAAGTAAGTTCTCCATCAGGTTATTCTTCTGGTGGTAAAGCCTTAACAAATGTAGGAACGTCATTAGCTACAAATACAGCTATTACAGACTTTGCTGATTTATCATTTACAGGTGTTACACTTACTGCAAGAGGTGCATTAATTTACAATGATACCAATGAAGACAGGGCTGTTTGTGTTTTAGATTTCGGTGGAGATAAAACTGCAACTGCAGGAACATTTACTATTCAGTTCCCTGCTTTTACAACATCTGCTGCGATTCTAAGAATAGCATAATGAAAGGAGCTCGACTCAGTGTCTGTAACGCGAACATTTACTGTAACAGTTGTTTCAACTGGGTCGGGCAATAAATATGCAATTGACGGAGTTCAACAAGCTACCGTCCAATTAGGTGAAGGTTATACCTATCGTTTTGATCAATCTGATTCCTCTAACGGAACTGGTGGCGGTCACCCTTTAAGATTTTCAACTACATCTGACGGAACTCATGGAGGCGGAGGATCCGAATACACTGTTGGTGTTACTACTAACGGTACTCCTGGAAGTGCGGGAGCTTATACACAAATTCAAGTCGCTTTTTCAGCACCACAACTTTATTATTATTGTTCTAATCACCCTAACATGGGAGGAGAAGCTGATACTCCTGCTGGAGACACATGGGGTTTAAACGCTTGGGGCAATAACCAATGGGGAAATCAAGATCAAAACAAAGCTATAGTAACAACCGCTGGATCATTATCAACTTCTGTTGGATCAGTAACAACTGATGAAGAAATTAACACAGGTTGGGGCAG